TATCACATATAATCTCTATTATTTTATTTTTATTTTTATTTTTAGTATTTTTCAAGGTATTCATGTAATGATATAATTTTTTTGAGTTTTTAAAATATTCTTCATAACAACGTTTTTCGTTATTAATTCCCTCAATACATTTTAATTTTGAATTTGTTGTATGTTTTATATTTTTAAATATATCTATTAAACACGACGGAACTTTATTATTTAGTAATAATTTTATTTTATTTCTTAATGATATTAAACATAAATCATAACCCTTTTCATCAATCGGTTGAACTGAATGTATTTGCATTTTTGAATTTTTATGTTTAAATGATGTATTCACTGTATTTTCATTTGTATATTGAATATGTAATAATTCATCTGATGATTTTTTAAAATAATTTATATAATTATTGTATATACCCACCATATATAAATTTGTATCAAAAATATATGATAATTCTAATATATGATTTTTTGTTAATCCTAATGAATATTGATCACCTATATTATTAACATTACCATGAAAATTTTCATACATATATTTTCCTATTTCATATGATTTAGGTCCAATTATAGTAATATCATAATCAGATGTTATATTTGTAGATCCTATAGCACTATAACAATGATGTTCAATATTATTATATTCATTCTCTTTAAAATACTTTAAATAATAATATTCAACCAAATAGATACGAATGGAATCTAATAATCTTAATCCTATAGAACAAGTATTTTTATGTTTTTTTAACATATTCCACCCTTTATTTGATAATAAATTTAAATTATCTATATTACGACACTTATTATTCATACATATATTACATTCATTTTTATTAAATTCATTATACATATATTCTACATATTTTGCATATATTATGATATCTATTGTATTTGTCTTTTTATTTTTATAATATTTTATAATATTTAACAATGTTCTATCTATAAAATTTCCTAAAATAGAATGACTAAAATCAATAATATCACCAATGTTATTTTTTATTTTCATTCTTTTAGTTTTTATATTTGATTTTATTTTCACCTTCCTTTTTGTTCTATTTATATCCTTTATCATTACTTATATATTATATAATATTTTCTACATTTTCAGATCTTATTTATTCATATACCATATATGCTCATATATTTTTTGTAATAATTAATTTATAATCAATATATAATAATGAATAATTGTATGGAGTATTTCAAGTCGTTACTTCGAAATAATTACAAAAATAATCATATAAATAATCATATAAATAATCATATAAGTATGTCTTCGATATATGATGAAAAAATTAATGAATATGAAAAAAAGATATCTGAATATGAAAAAAAGATATCTGAATATGAAAAAAATAAAAATGATTATTCAAATTTTGTAGATAATTATGTAGAAGATTGGTTTGAAAAAAATAAAGAAGATGTTGATATTGGTAAAATCAATATTGGAATGTTTGAAATAGATATTTTACCTGATTATATTGAAAAATATATATATAAAAAAATATTACGAATTCTTTTTTCGATTATATTAAAAGTTCCAAGTGCTTAATTTATTTTCTATGAAATGAAATGAATTGTTATGATATTTTATAAATTTGTTTTCTATGTAATGAATTTATAAAATATATTATAAATGAATTAGTTCTAAATCTTTTAAATTCCAAAATTCACGCATCCCATTTGGTAGAGGACGTGCTATTATAAAGGGTAATTTTTTTTCTGTTAATTCACGTTCCGCTATATGTATTGGATCTATATATAAATCGGTATCTTTTAGAAATGTAGGTGCATTATTTTCTATTTGTGATGTTCTTAATCCAATTACTCTTGTTTTCTCAAATTTTGTCAAAAATGGAACTGTTTTATGTATTTCATCTTTTATATTTCCATCTTTATCATATTTTATTTTTGTTCTTATTTTCATTTCATCATATGATATTTCCTTCATCTCAGGATGATATTCATTTATATACCCCATCCTCAAATTATCTCCAAATAATTCATTTGTATATTCATTAATATCTTCATCATAAACATCATCATATTCTTCCTCATTTTCATCATTAATTATTTCATCTTCATTTTCATCATCTGATAATGTAAAATTTTCAACATCATTTTCTTCTTCTTCAATTTCCTTATTTATTCCTTCTCCTTCATCATCAACTCCTTCATCATCTCCTTCATCATCAACTCCTTCTTCTTCTTCATCATCTCCTTCATCATCAACTCCTTCATCATCATCTCCTTCATCATCTCCTTCATCATCTCCTTCATCATCAACTCCTTCATCAACTCCTTCATCAACTCCTTCATCATCATCTTCATCATCATCTTCATCATTTTGCTTATTTATTTCTTCTCCTTCATCATAATCATTTTCTTCTTTATCATTTTCTTCTTGTTTATTTCCAATAATATCGAGTTTTTCATCTTTTGTAGTCATTGTACAAACTTAAATTATAGTATTATAAAAAATATTTTTATATATTTTATTTTCAATTTTATTTTAATTAAGATTATTTATATAAATATATTAAGAGTATTATTTATATTAAGATGAATTATTTTTCCATATATAATCACACTCATTACACATGAATAAATATCCCAAATCATTTTGATTATATCTAAAATATAATATATTCTTTTCTTTATTTAACCCCTTTTCATCATCACCTTCTTCTAATGATTTACAATTTGTATTTATACATTTTACTAAATTTGTTCTCGGTATAGTTGGATCCATCTTTATATACTTTTTATTTATCATACTACTATAATTATGTTTATCTTTATTATATGTTGTTTTTGAAACCACTATATTTACATTATCCGTTGTCGTATGTCCACAATTTCTACAATAATATGATAGCTTTTTTTCTTCATTAAATTGAATATAATACATATTTTCGCAATTTGTACAGAAACGCATTATTTTTTTCTACTCTATTTATACTATATATATATTCAATTTTTAAATAATATATATTTAAATTATATTTAAATTATATTTAAATTATATTTAAATTATATGACTATATTATATTTGATTTTATTAAACATTCTTTCAAATGTATCATTTTCTCATATAATTTTTTATATGAAATCATAATAGACATCTTCTGATAATAAGCAAAATTAATATAAATAGTAGATTCTGTATTAATCGTCTTTTGTTTTAATATATCTTCTATTATATTATCTATATTCTTTTTCATATTATTCTTAATATCTTCTTCAAAATATCTATATATTTTATAAATTGTATTATTATTACTTGTAGTATTACTTGTAGTATTACTTGTAGTATTACTTGTAGTATTACTTGTAGTATTACTCTTATTTTTATTCAAATCATTGTTTACAAATATCTCCATACATAACTTATAAATGACAAAATCATAATTTTTATATATAATACATTTATTGTAATTTTCTATTATATCTGTCTTATAATTCTGAATATATGGCTCATGTAATATCGGTTTATCATCAAATATATTCATCAACGTTAATAATACTGACCTAATCGTCTGACATGAACTCCATTGCTCCCCTGCCCATGTATTCAATATTGATAAACATACCTTTCCTGTTCTATATAAATTAGGATGAAATCTCGTTATACCATCATTTGTCAAAAACACCACCTTAGGTGGATGATATGGATAATCTATTGGATATTCAAATTTAAATAGATACATCCCATATTTATAAACTGTATCTTTATCCCCTATAATCATCGCATATCCTGATAATATATTATCCATATCATGATGATAATATATATTTTCAGAATGTAATGGATTTTTATATATATCTCGAACATCTTTAGCTAATCTCTTTTTGGTTTCTATACTAATACATTTATCATTAGTTGATGTCATTTGTAAAGGGAACCATTACTATTTTATAATAATTATTTTTATATTCTTTATATTTATACTCTTATTAAATGTTGTTATTTTCATATATTAATATTTCATTATATTTATTAATTCGTTATTTTAAAATTTGTAATTCTATTATTTTATATTTATGAAAATTGAAATAAAAAAATATATATATAATATGTATGCGAAATATTGCGTATATGAAATCTACACAAAACTATACTAAAGAAACTATTTCATCTACATTAAAAAGATTTTCTATACGTAATAAAGATGATAATATTACACATACACGAATTGGTAATCCTAAACTTGGAATATTCGGTGGTAAGTATCATATATCTGATGAAAATAAAAAACAATTTTACCAAATATATTTTAATGATGTTATTGTCAACAAAAAAAAAGAATATTTAACAGAAAAACAGATTGAAAATAGTCCAATACTTATTGATCTTGATTTACGATATAATAATGATATACAAACGAAACAACATAATGACGATGACATTATTGATATTATTCAATTATATTTACAAGAATTATCTGTTATGTTCACATTTCAAAATAATACATCTATTAACGTATATCATTTTGAAAAAACAACTATTCATATTGATAAAGATAAAAATATCGTCAAAGATGGTATTCATTTAATAATTGGTTTCAATTGTAATCACGATATACAGTTAATTCTTCGTGATCTGGTTCTTGATAAAATAGATACTATATTATCATCTTTACCTATTACCAATACCAAAGATGATGTTATCGATATAAGTATTTCAAGTGGAAAAACCAATTGGCAATTATACGGCTCTCAAAAACCTGGATATGAACCATATAAACTATGTAAATCTTATACATTCACATATTCATCTGATTTAAATCTATTCGATATGGATGTTTTTGATTTTAAAATTAATTCACCAGAATCACTTCAAATTGTAAGCTGTCAATATAATCATAACATACAAAACGCCGAACTGAAACAAATCTATGTTCAACAATTATCAGAAAAAGAATTATCCAAACAAAATCACATACAAAACAAACTAATGTCCAAATCTAATACTCATTCAAATTCACTTAGCATCATTTCTTCCACTATTCATTCATTTGATGAACTCATTATGTCTATCGACTCTATTGAAACACTCACAAAAATAACAAATGAATGGTTATCCAAATTATCTCATCAATATTATCATATCAAAGAAACACATCTTTTCACCATGGAATTAACAAGTTCATATTATGATAATTTTGATAAATGGATACGTGTTGGTTGGGCTTTACATAATACCAATCATAATATGTTTCTCACATGGATGTTATTCAGCTCTAAATCACATAAATTTAATATATCCGATATATATACACGTTATCAAGAATGGAACCAATTTAAATCAAATGGTCTAACCGAACGTTCTATCATGTATTGGTTAAAACAAGACGATATACATAAATATAATAAAATCAGAGAATCCACCATTGACTACATGATTGATCTTACTATACAATCTCAAACTGAATGGGATATCGCTAATGTTCTATATCATATATTTAAAGATACTTATCGTTGTGCTAATGTCAAAAATAATACATGGTTTTATTACAAACGTCATCGTTGGGTTGAAGATTCAGGTAGCAAACTTCGTTATGAAATATCCAACACATTATCTCCATTATATACCAATAAAGTTGATATTACTATTGCACAAGCTATGGAATATATTGACTCCAATCCCACTAAAAGTGAACAACTCAAGAAAAAGGCAGGAATTCTTTCCGATATTTCCATTCGTCTTCGAAAAACCAGAGAAAAACAAAACATCATGAAAGAAGCCTCCGAAATTTTCTATGAAAATGATGAACATTTCTTCTCCTCTCTAAATAAAAATCCTTATTTATTATGTTTCTCTAACGGTGTATACGATTTTAAAACAAATGAATTTAGATCTGGTTACCCTGAAGATTATATATCTATATCCACTAATATACGATATATTCCTGTAAAAAGAAAATCATCTCAATATATCGAAATTCGTGATGAAATAAATCAATATATGGAACAATTATTCCCTGACCCTAGTTTATGCCAATATATGTGGCAACATCTTGCTTCCGTTCTTATCGGTGTTAATAAACCACAAACTTTCAATATTTACAACGGATGTGGTAGAAATGGTAAATCAAAACTAATTGAACTTATGACCAAATGTTTGGGTGAATATAAAGGTTCTGTTCCTACTTCACTCGTTACTGAAAAACGTGCTGTCGTAGGTGGTCTAACTCCTGAAATAGCACAATTACAAGGAAAACGATATGCAGTTATGCAAGAACCATCTAAGGGTGACAAATTAAATGATGGTGTTATGAAACAACTCACCGGTGAAGATGAAGTTCAAGCTAATCCAAAATATAAAGATCCAGTCTCATTCATTCCACAATTTAAACTCGTTGTTTGCACTAATAATTTATTTGATATCAAATCTACCGACGATGGAACATGGAGACGTATTCGACTTTGTGAATTTAATTCAAAATTTGTATCCAATCCTAGTAAAAATCAGAAAGATCATGAATTTCTTATTGATAGCAATATAGATGTTAAACTTGAACGATGGAAAGAAGTATTTATGTCCATGCTTATAGATATTGCTAAAGATAAACAAGGTGATGTTGATGATTGTGATGCTGTTCTTGAAGCCAGTCGTAATTATCGTAAAGAACAAGATTCACTTATGGAATATACTAAAGAACGTCTTATCAAGAAAGATGATGATATTCTACACAGTGTCGGTGGTAAAGAAAAAATTAGATGGACTACCTTATATGATGATTTCAAAAATTGGTTCACAGAAACATATGGTCGCAATATTCCAAAAGGAAAAGAACTCAAAAATTTCCTTGTTAAAAATTATGGTAGCCAATGGGCAAGTTTATATATATTACGCATACAATACGATGATGATAACGATGTTAATGATAACGATAACGATGATAATGAATATTATAATAATCATAATGTAACAGATGATTCAAATGACGATTTTAAACATATACCATAATATTTTATACAATTCAAAATTAACACACATTGTAACACTCATTGTAACACTCATTGTAACACTCATTGTAACGCATATTTTTATAAATGAAAAATACTATTTTTTTATTTATAAAAATATTAAAATATTAATTTTGTATATTTTTACCATATCTAACTATATATAATTTAATATAATCCTTGAATAATAATTTCAACGGTGGGAATCTTCCCATCATCATAAATATAAATTTGGTCATCAATGGATCCTTCATACATACACTTAACGCATACAAAAAATATTCTTCCTCCGGCCACTTTGACAATTCTATATTCGGTTTTACATACTCTAATCTCTTCCCAAATTCATATAATTGTTCTGATTTCATCACTATTCTATATTTAATTCCCTTTTTTCTTTATATTTCTTTTTCTATATTCTATATTCTAATGTCTCCGTTTCATATATATACACTTTAAACGGTTCTTTATATCCTTCTACATACACTACATCATCCGTATATATTTCATCACATCCATGTGGAGAATTACATGACCTCCCTTTACTTTTTATAGGTAATTTTATACTATTACTTTTATCCGTCATCGTATAATATTGCCATTTATTTCTTGCTCTATGTAAAGGTCTTCCAAATAATGCTAATATCGTCTCTCGTTCCCTCTGTTGATCGTATTCATCCACTCTTGTTAATATACCCACTTGTTTATATTCGTAATTCGTATAATAGGATGTAGACACGTTTATAGGCACCTGTCCAACATCTTGTCTTATTCCTAATTCTCTATGTATCATCTCTCCATCTCTTCTATGTATATTATCTAATTGCCAATTATGCTTTGTAGGTGGTAAATATGTATTCTCATATACACTATTTTGATTTCTATTTTGATTTAATCCATTTATACTCGGTATATTCATCGGATACATATACGTTTCATGTCTTATCTTATCATTCCATCCCATATTCTTATTACTTTTCATATTCACATTTATATTCACATCCTTCATTCTGGATACATAATGTATTGTCATAAAACTCACTATACCTATTAATATATATACTGCTATTATAGTCTTATTTAAACATAATGTATTTTTTGGACACTTTTTACGTGCCATTTTCACCTTTAATTCTTAATATGTATATACATAATTTATTATCTATATACATATATCTATATACATATATCTCTCTATCTTTTATTTTTATTTATTTTATTTATTTTTGAATTTTTCCTGATAATGTATTCATACCTTGAACTAATGTATTCATACTATTTATTAAGGGTTCTATATTCTTCATATTATTTATCATCTTTTCTTGTTGTTCCAATGATGCTGGTCCCGATTGATGTTTATCCTTTTCTTTATCATTCGTTCCTTCTACAACTACCCCTTCTTCACCTTCTGTATTCATTCCACCATTTCCTTCTACAACTTCTTTATTCATTTTATCTTTCTTTTCTTCTTCTTCTTCTTCCTTGTTACTTACTGGATCCACAAATCCTTCCATACGTGATGTTTCAAATAAATGCGAACATACTATCGATGTTCCTATAATTATATAAATATTTCTTGTAAAAAAACTCAAAAATACTATAGCTCCTATAAAAAATAATATCGAATAATAACTCTTCACCGACCATAATGCCATTATATTCACCGCCGATAATCCCAACATTAATAATGTCAATAAATCACGTTTTCTATGAAATAAATGATTAAATGCATTCACCTTATTATTACTTCCACTTTTCCTTGTTCTTCTTGTCTTATTCTTTGAACTTTTTACCATTCTTTCTTATTTATTATTATATTATATACGATAAAAAAATATTATTTTCTTTTATTTCATTTTCATTTCATTTTCATTTCATTTATTTCTTTTTACCTTTTACCTTACTTTTATTCCCTTTTATTTTATTCTTTACTATCTTACAATTTTCGTATTTTTCTATTTCTTTTATTTCCATAATCGCTCTTTCTTTTGTATAATTATCATTTCTCTCATTATTCATATTTTCTTTTATATACATCAGTAATTGTTGTAGTAATATATCCATTTATATATTCATTTATTTAATTTTATAGCTTAATGTTTAATAAATGAAAAACCTATATATAAACCTAATCCAGCAAAAAAAAATAATCCAGACAAAAAACCAATACCATAATACATTTTTTTTGCTGAATTATTATAAGATATGTTTATACTTATTAAAGCAAATAATATTGATAATGAAATACAGGTTACAAACCCAATATTTCTATAGTTATTATTCTCATTTCGCTCTACTATTGGTGTATTAGGTTTTTCTGAATTCATATTATTATTATATTCACCTTCATTTATTCCTATTTGATTTTTTTTACTTTCTTGTGTAAAATTTACTGGTGTTTCATCAAATTCTACTATATTATTCTTTTTAAATAATATAAAATACATATTATCATATGATAACTTAGAATTCTCTATATAATAATAATTGTTTGAATCGTTTATAGATTTATATACTTTATCATGACTTACTTCATATTTATTAGGTAATATATTTGTAAGATTTATAATTATTTCATCATTATCACTTTGTGGTTCAATTTCTATAATTTTATCACTATTTACTAAATTATTTTTATCATTTAATATGTTTCGTATATGTGTTTTTAATGTATCATCCTTCAATTTATAAATAGAATCATTATTCGTTTCATATATAATATCCATTAAATTATCTAATATACTATTTACTATTGATGATGGTGACGAATTTCTTGAAATCACCGGTTCTAATTCATGTATTATATGTCTGTAATTATCTGTACCATTTGTATCATCTTTGAATACAAAATGTATTTGACTTGTTTTTTTTCTGTCTGAATTATTATATATTATTGATGGTCGTTTGAATAATAATATATTTGTTAATGTTGATGTAGTAGTAGTATCATTCTTTTTAATTTCTAACTCTACATTACTATCTACTATAATATCAATCATATTAAAAGATACGTCTGATCCTACACTTAATGTTTGAAATGAAGTATTCGTTAAATCTGTAAATTTGTCTGATGTTTTTTTAAATTGAATTTTATCTATTGTGATATAATTAGAATTTTTGCTATTTATGTCTATAATATCTAATGTTTCATATTCATTATCCAGTATATAATTTGAACCTGATTTAATACTCATAGTAGTCATATAATATATTTTTATAAAATAATAAAAATTATGAACATAATAACCATTTTTATAATTGTTTTATTTTTATAATTGTTTTATTTTTATAATTCTTTGATAAAACAATTATAAAAATAAAATAATTATAAAAATTATATAATGAACAAAACATTACGTCATCATTCTCATAATAAAAAAAATACATTGCGTCGTAAAATGAATTCAAAATCAAATATAAAATCAAATACAAAACAAAAAACACTTCGAAAAATTATTCAAAAAAACAAAACATTTAAATCTAAATCTAAACCAAATAATATTTTAAAATCAAAATCAAATAATATTTTAAAATCAAATCCAATAAAAATAAAGAAGAAGAAGAAGAAGAAGAAAAATAAAAATATAAAAAAAAATAATGTTTTTAGGAATGAATTATTTCCTAAATATAATATGTATGGAGGTCATAAAATGAATTCCACTAATTTTATTCAATATCATAGATTATCTATTTAAAATATCTATCTATTTAAAGTAATTATAATTAATTTTAATATTGGAATATTTTAATTAGATTATACTATACTATATTATCATGACGTTTAGAAATAAAAATAATAATAATAATAATAAAAATAAAAATAAAACTTTTAGAAATTCAAATAAAACTATTATAAATGGTGGTACTATAAATTCATCATTAGAAATATCATTAGGCTATATGAAAGCAG